AGGGAGGCGTGCTTCGGGGGGCGTACCCAATTTGCTGGGCGGTCGATTTGGCGAAAATACTCGCGGCTTGTAGACTACGGCCGTGGCCTGCGACACCGGACGTTGCGTTGGCAAGGATGCCAAAACCTGCCCTGCTTGCGGGGGCGATGTGCCGCCGTCTCTGGGCAGCAAGCCGAGGACGTACTGCTCCACGCGATGCAGCCGGGATGTGCGTCTTGGGTTGCACACCCGCCGCCGGCAGCAGAGCACCTGCGCCAAGTGCGGCGCACCCGTCAACTACCCTGGCCGCGGCCCCCGATCGGGAATCCATTGCCGGGAGTGCCGCGAGTCGTACTCTCGGCCTGTGACTTTGCTGAATCTCGCATGCGTGCGATGCGGGGAGTCGTTCGAGTCGGCCCACGAGCGGCGGTTCTGCTCGAGGCGGTGTCAATACGACGGCAAAGGCAATGTCTACGGCGATCTTGTGCCTTGCGAGCGGTGCGGCGAGCCGTTCAAGGCTACCAGAAAACGAAGGCGGTTCTGCTCGCGAAAGTGCGCCATGACAGCGCAGAAGTATCAATGTCTCTGCTGCGGAGTAACATTCCAACGCAAGCGTTATTCGAGCGGCGCTTACTCGGTGCAGAAAAAATACTGCTCCCGCGACTGTGCCTTCGACGCCAGGCGGCGAAAGTTGCGGTGCGCTGTGCGTCCGCTTGATCTGGCGAGCCAGCTTGCCAGTTGGTTTCTGGGCTGGAACAAGGAGGCAACCGCGCCGCCGAAGCGCCAGACGATTTCCTGTCTTCGCTGTGGCGAGGTCGCCGTCGTCAAGTTTGGGTCGGGCAAGACCTTGTGCGAGCGGTGTGAGTCTGTACGCCCTTGCGACGGGTGCGGTCGTGAGATCAAAGTAGGCCGGAGACGGTGCGGTCAGTGCTCGAAAGACCACAAGACAGTGTCCAAGAGAGAAGGCAGGCGACGGCGAAGGCTGCTTTACGGCCACGACGGCACGTTCAGGCAGAGGTGCAAAAAGTATGGCGCCCCCTACACGAAGGTGAGTAAGAAGGTGGTCATGGACCGTGCCGGATGGCGATGCCAGATATGCGAGCAGGAGCTTCTTCGGGTCTACACTGTGCTGCCAGGCACGAGGACGCCACACCACCGATGCCCAACCATCGATCACATTGCCCCCCTATCCCTCGGCCCAAACGGGCCGGGCCACGTTCTGGACAACTGCCAGGCGGCCTGCTGGCGTTGCAACTGCCTCCGCGGGGCGGAACCGCTCGACTCCTTTGTGCAGCGCACGGCTACAAGCCTAGACTATTAGTCATGGCGCGCGGACCAGCACCACTGCCGAAGCACGTTCTCAAACTCCGAGGTTCGGAGGAGGCGAACTACCGAGAAGAACTCGGCACGCCTCCAAAGAATATGCCGGAGCCGCCGGAATGGATGCGTCCCGCGGCCAAAGCGATGTTTTCGCTTGTGTGCGATTACTCGGCCAGGATGGGGACTCTCGCGGAGTCCGACGCCGAGGTAATCGCCAGGTATTCGATCATTTGGGACAGGTGGCAGGAGGCCGAAAAGCATCTCGCCAAGATGGAGTCTGGCTGGGTCGAGGTGCTGGCGCCAGACGGATCGCTGCGATTCAGCCGCCCATCACGGTGGCAGTCGCAGAGCAACCACTGCCACGAGCAACTGCGGCAACTGGAAACCGTCCTGGGCTTGACCCCCGCCGACCGCACCCGCCTTGGGTACGGCGCGGTTAAGGTAACGACAGACCCGGTGGACGCACTCTTTGACAACGACGCAGCGACGGGTTGACATCCGCGAGTTCGCGCGGCTGCTGAAGCATACGGAGTCCCCGTTTACCGGCCAGCCGTTCATTCCGGCCCCGTGGCAGGACGAGTACCTCGACGCCCTGTTCAACACGAAGCGGCCGGACGGACGCCGCCAGTACCAGCGGAGCCTGCTGGCATTGCCTCGGAAGATGGGCAAGACCGCGATGTGCGGTGTGATCGGCGCCTACGAGGGGTTCTTCGGCGAGGGGGGCGGCCAGATTTTGATCGCCGCCGGCGACCGGAAGCAGGCGAGCCTGCTGTTCACGGCGTGCTCGAGGTACATCGAATCCTGCCCCGGTCTGCTCAAGCGGTGCAAGATATACAAGAACTCCATCGTCATCCCGCACAAGCAGAGCACGATTCAGTTCCTTTCATCGGAGCACAAGGGCAAGCACGGCTACAACCCGAGTCTTGTCGTCGTAGACGAGTACCACGTTCAACCCAACCGGGATTTGGTCGATGTGCTGGAATCGGGCATGGGCGCTCGAGCCGAGCCGCTCGTCATCTACGTCTCGACAGCCGGCATGGACCGGATCGGCCCCTGCCACGACGAGTGGCAGCGAGCCTTGAAGGTCCGAGACGGACTGATCGACGATCCGACGTTCCTGCCGTGCATCTTCGCGGCCCCTGACGATGCCGACCCGTTCGATGAGGCCACCTGGCGCATCGCGATGCCGAACTACGGCACGACGGTGCGGCCGGAGTTCATGCATCGAGAGGCGGCGCTTGCCCGCGAAAGCGTGGTGCAGGAGATCAAGTTCAGGACGCTGTACCTGAACCAGTGGGTTTCCAACGGGGCAAACCGCTATTTCCGCAGCGGCACGATCGACAAGTGCCTCGTGCCGACCAGGCCCATCGGCAACCGCGCCGCCTACTGCGGCCTCGACTTGTCGAGCAACACCGACACCACGGCGTTCGTTGCCGCCTGGCCCGACGAGGACGGCTCGTTCGACGTTCACGCCCACTTGTTCATCCCAGAGGAGAACGCCGACAAGCCGGAAGCGCCGTATCGGCAATGGGCCAAGGACGGATTCGTTACACTGACAGAAGGCAATCTTGTCGATTTTGACGCGGTTCGCGACTACGTCCTCTCGTTTTGCGAGAAGAACGCAGTGCGCGCCGTGGCAATCGATCGCTGGAATGCAACGCACATCACAACGCAGTTGATCGCCGAGGGCATCGACGTCAAGCCTTACGGACAAGGCTACTCGAGCCTCTCGGCCCCGACGAAATTACTTGAGGCACTCGCACTGGGCGGCCGGCTTCGGCTGGGAGACAACAAGGCCATCGCCCTCCACCTGAGTGATATGCAGTGCCGTGTGGACGACGCAGGGAACGTAAAGCCAACCAAAAGCCACTCACATTCGACCGCGAGGATCGACGCCGCCGTGGCCTTGGTCATGGCGCTCGGATTGGCGAGTAGCGAGACGCACGGCCCCGAAGAAGACCCGCAACTGGTGGTGTTCTAAGCGATGCCAGAATTCGACGACGAGCACGTTGCCGACCTGCTGGAGATGCGATCCAGCCTCTCGCGGGTCTTCGAGGAGATCGCCGAGAACAACCGCACCACCGCTGGTGTCGTGGTCAGCCCCGAGAGCAGCCTGAAGTGCAGCGCGGTACTTTGCTGCGTCCGGGTGCTGTCGGAGTCGATCGCGTCGATGCCATTCAACCTCTACCGGCGGCTGCCGGGCGGCGGTAAGGAAATCGCGGAGGATCAGCCCCTTCAGGAGGTGATCGCCTACCAGCCGAACGACTGGATGACGTCGTTCGAGTGGCGGGAGTGGATGATGAGCCAGTTGCTCCTCTGGGGCAACGCCTACAGCCTCATCCGCCCCGGCCGACGGGGGGCCGTCGACCAGCTCATTCCGCTGCACGCCAGCCGGATGACGATCGTCCGGCTTGAGAACGGCCGGCTCCAGTACCAGTACAAAGAGCCGGGGCAAGCCGAACCGAAGAAGTACCGCCAGGATCAGGTGTTCCACCTCCGTTGGCTCAGTTCTGACGGGGTCACGGGCTACGTCCCGACGTCCCTTGCCAGCGACGCCATCGCCCTTGCCAGGGCGACGGAACTGCACTCGAGCGCGTTCTTCGGCAATGGCGCCCAGACCGGGACGTACATCGAAACCGACCAGCCGTTCAAGCCTGACGCGCTGCGGAACTTCAAGTCGCAGTGGGACGACGCCCACCGCGGGCCGACGAAGGCGTTCTCCACCGTGGTCATGCCATTCGGCTTCCACAAAAAGAACGACCCCGTCAACAACCAGCACGCCGAACTGATCGCCACGCGGCGGCACCAGTTGGAGGATGTGGCCCGGTGCTACCGCGTGCCGCCGCATCTCCTCGGCGACCTGACCAACGTGCGGTACAACACCGTCGAGCAGTCGGCCATCGACTTCGCGACGTTCTCGCTGATCCCGCACTGCCGGCGGTGGCAGTTCGCCGTCCGTCGCGACCTGATCGCGGACTCGGCGAACTACTTCGTGGAGTTCGACCTGTCGGCCCTCATGGCCGGCGACTACCAGGCCCGCTCGCAGTTCCTTCGCGAGATGTTCAACATGGGCTGCCTCTCGGTCGACGAGATTCGCGGCCAGATCGGCTACAACCCGCTCCCCGACGGCCTGGGCAACAAGCGGTTCGTGCAGGTGAATATGCAACTGCTGGACGCTTTCACCGTCGAAAACCCGACCGGCGCCCCTGATGCCCCGGAAGTCGACGACTCCGGCGACGACAGCATGGACGACGACGCCGACGAGCAGGATGCCACCGACGGCAACGACGGGCCGACGCCTGCGGACGCCGCCGTCAGCGACCGCTCTGCGGCCGAGGTGCTGTTCCGCACGACGCTCCGGCGGCTGGCGGCCGTCGAGGCTGACGGGATTCTGGAGCGGCGCAACAAGCCGGCCAAGTTGGCAGCGTGGCTCGACGCCCACGAGCAGCGGATGCGGACGGAACTCGTGGACGCCGCAAAGGCTACGCACCGCGACATTGACAGGTTTGTCATAGCGTGGATGGAGGAGACGAGGGACCGCCTGCTTGAGTGTCACCGCTCTGGCAGGCCGTATGAGGAGGCGACGAGATCATGGACGGATCGTGCGAACTTGAGCGACGGCTGATCGGCGAAGTGCCGGGGCTGCACATCAAGCAGGACGACAATGGCCGCACGGTCATTCGGGGCTACGCTGCCGTCTTTGAGTCGGAGTCGCAGGATTTGGGTGGCTTCCACGAGATCGTGGAACGCGGCGCGTTCGACGAGGTGATGCGGTCGAACCCCGACGTCTTCGGCAAGTACAACCACGAGCGTGTGATCGGCCGGACGACCAGCGGCACGATGCGGTTGACGGTCGACGATCGCGGTCTGCGATACGAGATCGACCCGCCACGGGCTGCCGCCGACGTCGTCGAATTGATCGAGCGAGGCGATGTCCGGGGGTCAAGTTTTGCCTTCCGCTCCAGCCCCAAGGACGAGACTTGGACGCGAGACGCCAGCGGTCGCATGATCCGCCGGATCAAGAAGTTCTCCTTCCTCGGCGACGCCGGCCCCGTCGATACGCCGGCCTATCTCGCCACCGAAACCTACGTCAGCAAGCGGGCGATCGAGATGGCGCTCGCGGAGAGCACGGCACCCGAGGAGCCGGCCGATGAGCAGCGAGCGGATAGCCCTGTGGACGAGCCTCCTGCGGAGCCTGTTCCGCCGCCGGCCGAAGCCGTCGATGAGGAGCGTGCCGCCGTCAGTCTCAAACCTACGGCCGGAATGGCCTCGGCGGCTCGGCGCGGGCTGAAGCTGCACGAGGAGGGCAAGTCGGGCGACGGCCTGAAGCCGGAGACGGTGGCCCGCGCGAATCGTCTGGCCCGCCGCGAGGAGATGAACGAGGACTGGGTGCGGGAGATGAACGCCTGGTTCGCGAGGCACGACTCGGCGAGCAAGTCGCCTGGCTGGGACAAGCCCGGCGAAGAAAAGCCCGGCTTCGTGGCGTGGCTCTTGTGGGGCGGGAACGCCGCCAAGAACTGGTCGGCCCGCAAGGTCAAGGAGATGGAGGGCGAGCGCGACCTGCCCGCGATCGACGGGGAGCGAGACAACGACGACGAACCGCTTGATCCGCCGGCCGTGACCGCCAAGGTCGCGGCGCGGACGGACGACTTCCTGTCGCAGATCGCATCGCTGAAGGCGGCGCTGCTTTCGACTCACTTGCACGGCAAGTAGTCCATAGGCTACAAAGCACGATATACGCCTCACGAAGGATTTCGTGAGGAGCAGTGCGAGCGACTTGAGGATTCAATTCGCGGCGCGCTTGCGGGCAAACCACCCGCCGGCCGCCGCACCTTCGCGATTGGCCGGCTCAACCAGGAGCAAGGCCAATCATGGCGAGCAACCTCAAGCGTCTTCAGGACCGGGCCGCGGCCGTCGCCGCGCGGATGAACGAACTGGCCGCCGTGGCCGAGCGTTCTGAGGAGCAGACCGCGGAACTCCGTCGGCTCTCCGACGAGGCCGACAAGGTCAAGGCCGACCTGGAGTTCGAGGGCAAGCTCGCTGCCAAGGAGCAGGAACTCCGCGCGGTCCTCGAGCCGGCGGCCCCGGCCGCTCCCGCCCCCGTGGCGGCCGAGCAGCCGAAGAAGGTCGAGATTCGGGCCATCAACCCGCATCACACGACCCTGCGGGCCTTCAACGACGGCCCCGAAGACGTCGAGAGCGCCTACCGCTGCGGCCGGTGGCTGCGGGCGCATGTGTTCAAGAACTCCGACGACCTCCGGTGGTGCAAGGATCACGGCGTCGAGGCCCGCGCCCTCAACGAGGGCAGCAATTCGGCCGGCGGCAGCCTGGTGCCGGAGGAGTTCGCCAACCGCGTCATCCGCCTCGTCGAAACCTACGGGACGTACCCCGGGGCCGTCGAGAACGTGTCGATGTCGCGCGACACGATGGTGATCCCCAAGCGGCTGTCCGGCACCACGGCGTACTTCGTCGGCGAAGGCTCCAGCGTCACCGAGAGCGAGCCGACCTACGGCAACGTGTCGCTCGTCGCGAAGAAGTTGGCCGTCGGCTGCCGGATGAGCACCGAGGTCGTCGAGGACGCACTCGTCTCGCTCGCGGATGCCGTTGCAACCGAGTTCAGCACTTCTCTCAGCTTCAAAATCGACCAGTGCGGCTGGATCGGTGACGGCACGAGCACCTACGGCGGCATCACCGGCGTCGTCAACAAGATCAACGACGGCACCCACACCGCCTCGGTCGTGTCGGCCGCGTCTGGCAACACGGCGTTCGAGACGCTGGACATCGAGGACTTCCTCGCCGTGATGGGCAAGTTGCCACTCTACGCCCGCCAGGGCGCGGCCTGGTACGTCTCCCCGTCCGGCTACGCCGCGAGCATCGCCCGCCTGAAGTACGCCGCCGGTGGCAACACCGTCGACAACCTCGGCGCCGGCGCTGGCGAGTCGTGGCTGGGATATCCAGTGCGGATGGTGCATGTAATGAACAGCACCCTCGGTGCGGACGCCAGCAAGGTGAAGGTGCTCTTCGGCAACCTCTCCCTCGCCTGCATCTACGCTCGGCGTCGTGACTTCTCGGTGCGGCTGTTCGATCAGGTCTACGCGACCACCGACCAGCTCCTGCTCCAGGGAACGATGCGGTTCGATTCGGTCGCACACACCCTTGGCTCGACTTCGGAGGTCGGTCCCGTGATCGCTCTCCGTTCGGCCGCCTCGTGATAACAGGAGAACCTGAAGCATGATCCACTCCCAGAACCACAAGGTCGTCGCGGAAGTCCCCTCGGCCGCCATTGGTGCGACCGCGACGGCCACGCTGACGATCGACACCATCGGCTTCGACCACGCCAGCGTGACCGTCCTGCGGGCGAGCAACGCCAGCACGGTGTTCGCAAGCGTGATCAAGGTCGAGGAGTCCGACGACAACTCGGCCTACACGAACGTCACCGCCCTCGTCGGCGGCGGCACCGGCGGGTTCACGATTCCGGCTGTCTCCAGCACCTCGGCGACGTCCATCCTCAAGATGGACATCGACACGCGGGCGAAGAAGCGATACCTCAAGGTGTCCTACACGCCCGGCGCGACCGCGACCGTGGCGATTACGGCTCGCCTGGGTCGCGGTGAGGAGTCGCCGGTGTCGAGTACGGAGGCCGGTGTCATCGGCCTAGTTGTTGGCTAGTCCCGTCCAAGCGGGACGGCCATGATGGCCGACAAAGGCGCAAGGATGCGCGCCCGCTCCTTCCAAGGAGCGAATCATGCTGCTGCGTATTGGTAACTGTGAAGCCGAGGTGAAGGTCGCCGCTCTGATGAGCGTGCCTCGCCTCGGCTTCACTGACAACTTCTTCTGCATCTCGCAGGCTCTTGCGCCGCACGGGATCGCGCCGATCAAGCACACGGGCGTGTTCTGGGGGCAGTGCGTCCAGAGGTGCCTCGAGCAGGTGATCGACACGCACGACGTCGTGCTCACCATCGACTACGACACAATCTTCACCGCGAAGACCGTCGAAGCGCTCCTGGCCCTGCTGATGCACTCCGGCTACGACGCCATCGCGCCGCTCCAGACCAAGCGGGAGGCGAACACGGTGATGTTCGCCCTCGAGGGCGTGTCGCCGGATGACAAGACGACCGTCGAAAACGACTGGTTCAGCAAGGTCGTCCAGCCCGTCGAGACGGCCCACTTCGGCTGCACGTTCATTCGCACCGCCGCGATCAAGAAGATGCCCAAGCCGTGGTTCCTCCACGAAGCCAACGAGCGGGGCGAGTTCAACGGCGGCCATGTGGACGAGGACATCTATTTCTGGAAGAAGTTCCACGCCAGCGGGAACAAGCTCGGCATCGCCACCAACGTCAGCGTCGGCCACGCCGAACTGATGATCACCTGGCCCTCGCGGAGCGTCGAGAGCGGCAAGGTGCAGCAGCACACGACTGAGTTTTGGAACGGCGGCAAGAAACCGCCCGAGGGTGCCTGGGGGTTTGTGCCATGAAGATCAGAATCGTCAAGCCGTTCTCCGGCTACCGCGCCGGCCAGGAGTTCGACTGGGGCGACGGCGCCGCCCGTATCTACATCGCCCGGGGGCTGGCCGAGGAGGTGGTTGAGCGGCGGCTCGAGACGGCGACGGTCGAGAACCGCAGCGAGCAGGCGACCATGCCGCTCCCCCGGAGGAAGGTCCGATGACTGTCACCATCACCTACGGCTCGCCGGAGTTCCCTTCGGCGGGAGTCACGCCCTACCGGAGCGTCATCAAGTACACCGCCCCTGCGGCCTACCCTATCACGCTGACCGAGGCCAAGTCGCAGTGTCGCGTCGACACCTCCGACGAGGACACCTACCTGAACAGCCTGATCGCGATGGCGACGGAGTACGTCGAGAACGTGCTGGACATCAGCCTGATCTCCCAGACGCTTGAGGCCCGCTACGACTGCTTCCCCTTGTGGGAGATCGTCCTGCCCCGCCCGCCGATGGCGAGCGGCACGGTGACGGTCATCTACCGCGACGAGGCGGGGGCCAGTCAGACGATCACCTCGGCCGCGTCGGCGTTCCAGACCGACCACTACGTCACGCCGGGCCGCATCTACCCCTTGTACGAGGGCGTCTGGCCGGCGGTGCGTGGCGACGAGAACAGCGTCGTTGTCCGCTGGCCGGCGGGCTACGGGGCCAGCGGCTCGAGTGTGCCAAGCACCGTCAAGGGGCTGCTCCTTCTCCTCGTGGCCCACTGGTTCGAGATGAGACAGCCCGTGGTCACCGGCTTCAGCCAAGTGCTGCCGGTTCCGCAGACGTTCGACACGCTCCTGGCGGCCTCCGGGTGGGGCGGATACCGATGAGCCTGACGGCGACGGTCGACGCGCGGGTGCAGGCCAGGACGCGGGCGACCAGCGGCCTGACTGCGTCCCTTGACGACCACACGCTGTCGTTCTTCTTCGACGTCGGCGACTGCACGAAGGTGTGGAGCGACCGCCGGACATTTGCCTCCGG